CTGAATCAAAACAAAATGCAAGGGAGATAGCATCACACTTAGTTAATGATGCTGAGCCTAGCTATTCAGAATGGGAACATCATTCTACTGAGGAGGTGTCAGAATGACATCAAAAAAGAAAGAATATATATTTAGTAATACTTTAACAGTGACAGAAGAAACAGATGTTATGGCTAACAGTTATGAAGAGGCCGTTGATATATTTCTTGCAGGTGGTGGAAATACTGATGAGGTTGACTCTAACGGTGGCGACTGGGAATGTATATCAAATCCAGATGAAGAGTGAGGTGCCAGATGACAATAAAACAAATGATTAAAGAGTATGTTGATGACCATTTCGAACATTTTGGATTCTATCCCTATGATGTCGAAGTAGATGGTCAAGTTTATTCTTATGGTGGATATTGGGAAATTTTAGAGGATGTGTCAGATGAGTGAATTTAATAATACTTTAACTGTAAAACAATTAAAAGAAATGATTAAAGATAAGTCAGATGATTATGAAATAGAGTTTTATATTTTTGGAGAAGATGAGCGTGGGGTTGAAGATATTTGTTTGTTAAATCCTAGAGATATTTGCACAGGCGAAGATATAGAACTTGGTTTTGACTTGGCTAAATTTAATAGATATGGATATTATCCAAGAACTATTTATTGTAAAGGACATGATGGTTTAATGGATTTAGATAGCATTGAAAAATTAAAACAGGAATGTATACGAGAAAGAAAACATTTCATTAACAATTTAGAGGAGGTAACACATGAAACAAGTAATTAAAATCTTACCTATGACTACCCTATTGTCTGATATGTTAGAACTATCAAGGCTAGGGTGGTGTATTGTGGGATTTAAAAATGACATGGTAGTATTAAAATTTAAACAGGAGGTAGAGAATGACTAAACAACAAGAAAAATATTCTTACACTAGCGATACGGATTCTGTGTATGGCTTGATGTTAGTATGGAAACGAGTCGTGGATAGTAGAATAGATAACGCAGATATAACTACTTGTCCGTGTGATGAAGTCTATATCAAAAACTTAGTAAGCGATTTAATCTTACTAGCAGATGAGTATGCTGTAGACTTTGATAAAATTTATAAGGAGATAGAAAATGAAAGTTAAAGTATCAAGAGTAGCAAAAAAAGATGGTAATCCTATAGCTTTTACTGTAAAAGTTAGAGGTAGGAAATACCCAATAGGATTAAGAGAGTGGTATTTTCCACACGATAACAAGCCCGAAACAGCTATTGAAATGGCAATATTAGATTATAAAAGAGAACTATTAAAGCATGAAGTTGCATAGACTAAATAAATATATTATAATCTTTAAAGATAAGAGGGAAAGAAGATGAAAAGAAAACTTTATACTGGTCTTTATGAATACAAAACAATAGGTCGAAATGAGTTTGATAGACTACATAGAACTCACAGATTTAAAAACGAATGGGTTGAATATAATCCCGAGTTTTATAAAGATAAAAGTTATCTAATGATAAGGAGGGTAAAGCAATGAGTAGCTTACACAACGAAATAGTTATAGAGACTATAAGAGATGAGGTTCTTGCAGAAGATGAGCAAGGAACTTTAGAGAATCAAATAATCTTAATGGCTATGAACAATGGCTTACATACACTACAAGACCGAGAAGAGATACTAGAACTATTAGTACGAGAAAGGTTTGAAGGGAGGGTAGAATAATGGGAACATATAACAAATACTATTTTGAAAAGGAAGATGTCGAGGCAACACTTGATAAGATAGGATTGCTTTCACGATTGCTTGGAATAGTTTACAAAGAGCAAGGACTTGATACTATAAAATATTTAGTAGAAAGAAATAGCAACAGAGAATATCTTTGGCTTGATGATAACATGATGGAAGATATAATTAATAACATGGAGGATAAACAATATGAAAGTTAAACATTTAAAAACTAAAACAACAATAGAACTAACACCAATAGAACTATATGACTTTATTAGGTGTGTTGATAATATTGATACAATGTTAGATAACATAAAAGAAATGAATGATTTATATATGTCGGATATAAATAATTTAGAAAGAACAAAATATAAATTTGCTGATTTGTTAAATTTAGAATGGAATAGAGATGTATATGGATATGTAAAGAGAGGTAGTAAATGAAAATAACAGCATGGAATTTAGGTATTGTTTGGGAAGATGGAACTGAACAAGCAATAGGAGATGTGCCTGACTGGGTAGCCAATAGAGTTGATGAATATCTAAATGAACTGGAGGAAGAAAATGAGGACTAAAAGATATGTATTGACTGTAGATAAAAACAGCGACCAAGTTCTAAGTCAGCTATACCAGTTGAAAAAACTTAGAAAAAGTGTTAGTCTATTAAACAAACATAGTATGACTAAGCATTATGTTAAATGTCAAGGTAGGTGGGGAAAGAATAATCCCTTATATGTTAGAAGAAGTTATCCCTTTGCATCTTTGGAAGAGGCTAGTAGGTGGGATGTATATTTATACGAGAAATAACTATGAGTAAACCCAAGTATTTACAAGCCCGTTACGACCAAAAGATTGAGTTTGATTTATCAGAACTTGATATAGATTGGGACAAAGTAATTGACCATTATATAAAGTATAGTGAACTCACAGTTGAGTTTGAGGATGGCGAGGTTAGAACTTATGACCCTACTTACAGATTTGAAATAGATTGGAAGTGGGCAGATAGTGAGAAAATATATGATGCAGATTTTAAAGTAGTGGAGGAGGACTTATGACTTTATATGGTAGAACAGAAGAAGTAGCGTTAAGAGATTTTGAAATGCTAAGATTAATATCAGCAGATAGTTTACATTACATAGTAAATAAAGTTGAACAAAGAGTATTAGATACTGAGGGCATAGATGCTAAAGAGGGTTATATATATCAGACTATGCTTGAAGAAGTTTCTCATATCTTTGTTAAAGGTTTGATTCTGGATAAAGCATGACACAATATAAAGATTTAGTAGAGCAAAGAAGAGAAGAATTAAAACAAGAAAAATTAGATAACCAAGTAACTTCTATTGACTGTAGATATGCTAATGGTAAGTGGACTAAGATGATTATATGTTATGGTAATGGTAAACAAGTTACAGAATATAATGACAAGCGTAAGAAAGATAAGGTAGAATGGCTTTAAGAACTAAAGTAATACAAAGTATAGAGCATATAAAAAAGTGTACCTCACAAGGCACAGGAGGTCGTTCTAGGCGTATTAAAATATCAATGGCTCACATGAACAAACACAAGAAAAGAAGTTATAAAAAATATAGAGGACAAGGAAGATGAAACATAATTTAATGGTACAAATAGCTATAGTTGGAATGATGCTTTCAATGTGGTTTTTAATGAATGATAAAGTAAATGGTGTCAGCAGACAGATGTATAGTATTAAAGAACAACAAGATTCAATTAGGCAACAGCTTGATTATCTTTATAGTGATTATAGTTCTTTATCTAATTACTTATCTTATCACGAAGATACCGGACATGATGTAGGGGTGAACGCAGGGTTAGGAGTGCTAACAGGAGATATAACAGTTAATGAGGAATTGATAGCAGAAGATGAAAGCAACATTGACTAAAGAAGAATACAGACATTTTACAGAAAGTTTAGTGGTCATTAAAGAAAAAGCAAACATTGATATTGCACATACTGTTGAATATAAAGGAGATACTTTTATAGTAGAGATATTAGACAGTATAAATCTTGATGATTTAGATGAGATTTTATTAGGTACAGATGAATAATTCTGTTATAATAAATATAATGAGTAACCTACAGCCCTCCTATCTCCATGTGTATAAGATGAAGGTTTGGTTAATCCACAACTTTGAGAGTAGTTGGCTCACAACTCTCGACTTAAACTTTAATACCGAAGGAGGTAAATATGATAGTTGAAGGAACTGGGTATTGGGCAAGTATTAAAACACCTAATACTACTTTTGAACCTGTTTATACTATTAACTTAGTAGTAGAACAGAGTGTAGCTGATGACTTTGCAGGTCGTGGTCACACTATAAAACAAATGAATGAAGGACCAGCATTAGTAATTAAGAGAAAGGTAAATGGTCCTAACGGAATGGTTAGGAACGCACCTAGATTACTTGATGTTAATAAGCAAGATATAAATGTTGCTGTTGGTAATGGCTCTAAAGTAAGAGTGCAATGTAGTGAATTTGAATGGGAATATGCCGGTAAGTCTGGTAAAAGCCTTGACCTACAGGGTGTTCAAGTGGTAGAGTTAGTAGAATATAAAGCAGAGGATGGCTCTGAATTTTTTGATGACAACGAGGAATTTTAATTATGATAATAACAATAACACAAGATGATGGAACAACTACTACTTGGGACACTAATAATATTACTGATGATAATATCCAAATGGAGGCAAATGTAATTATTAATAAAGTAGGAACTCTAAGTGTCGTAGCAGAAGCATTACAGTTTAGTACTGCTACACATAGAAATAACTTAGCAACTTTACTACAAGATAGAACTGAAGCTGTAGTTGATACACCGGATGACTCCGTAGAGGGAATGACAGAGGATGATTCTTCCACAGAAGAAGATTCTTTAAACGAGGTATCGTAATATACAAGATAGTCTCCCTAACTATAGCTACTGATAGTTAGACGACTGTAAAAGTGCAAGTAGATAGACTGATTTTTCCTCATTTGCGAGGGTGTTTCAATGTCGATAAATAACAAAACACAGCAATGCTAGAGTCGATTTTGCTAGTTTTAGAGACCTAAACCAGAAAACTAGCATGAGGTGTGTTGCTTGAGATTGAGGACATTAAGTTGTTAATAGATTAGAAAGCATACACCTCGACAAGTGGCTAGGAGTGAGCTGTTGTAAAAGCCTTGCGTATATTGACAGTAGAGTCCTATACAAAAGTAGGTTACAGATGAAAGTAAATAAGAACTACCACCACCATGCACTAGCCACAATTTTTAAAGGAGATAGAATTGAACACAACATTTATAAAGCATCACTTACCCTGTCCAAAATGTGATAGTAGTGATGCAGTTTCACTTAATGCGAATGGGTCAGCTAAATGTTTTAGTTGTAATGCCTTCATTCCAGACTACGATAAAGCTGATGATATGAGTACAAATAATAATACTATTGTACCCATGAAACAGCCTGAGACATCTTTCCTTAATTCATATACAGGAAGTTATGCACCTCTTACAGATAGAAACATATCTGAAAAGACAGCTAGAAAGTTTGGAGTTAAAATAGTCAAAGACCACAATGGTCAAGTTAAACAACACATATACCCATATCATAATGGTAGTGAGATAGTTGCTACTAAGACTAGGTATGTTGATAATAAAAACTTTGCATGTAATGGTACATTTCAAGGTACAGGATTGTTTGGAGAACAACTGTATCGTAACAAAGGTGGTAAGTATTTAACTATCACAGAGGGAGAGTGTGATGCAATGGCAGTCTATGAATTGATGCAAGGCAAGTCTAGTGTTGTATCAATTAAACGAGGAGCTTCATCAGCAGTTAAAGATATAAGAGAAAGCATTGAGTTTGTTGAGAGCTTTGATAATGTTGTTCTTTGTTTTGATAATGACAAGGCAGGTATAGAAGCATCAAGACAGGTTGCTAGAATATTAAAACCTAGTAAGGCAAAGATAATAAACTTACCCAATGGTTACAAAGATGCTAACGAAATGTTAGCTAAGAAAAAGTTTCAAGAATTTTCTACTGCTTGGTGGGAAGCTAAGACATATACACCATCCGGCATTTTAGATTTATCTAGTAAGAAAGATGATTGGCTTAATAGAGAAGTAAAAGAAAGTATTGCTTATCCTTGGGAAGGATTAAATAAAAAGTTATATGGTATGCGTAAAGGAGAACTTGTTACCCTTACAGGTGGGACAGGTCTTGGTAAGTCTAGTGTAACTAGAGAACTTGAGCATCATCTTATTAAGAATACAAAAGATAATGTTGGTATTATTGCACTAGAAGAAAACTGGTTGCGTACTGCTGATGGTATTGTTTCTATTGAAGCTAACGATAGGATTTATTTATCTGAGAAGAGAGAGAACTATAGTAACGATGAGTTACAGGATTTGTTTGATAAAGCAATACAAAAAGGTAGAGTGTTTATTCATGCACACTTAGGAGCTACAGATATAGATGAAATATTTTCTAAGCTAAGATATATTATTGTTGGATGTGAATGTGATTGGGTAGTAGTAGACCACTTACACATGCTTGTTAATGTACTTACCGAAGGGGATGAAAGAAGAGGTATTGATATGTTAATGAACAGACTTAGAAGTCTAGTAGAGGAGACAGGTGTCGGGATGATACTTGTTTCTCATCTACGAAGAGCACAGGGAGATAGAGGACACGAGAAAGGTATTGAAGTTTCACTATCTCATTTAAAAGGCTCACAAGGAATTGCACAGTTGTCCGATTGTGTGATAGCATTAGAAAGAAATCAACAAGCAGAGAATCCCGATGAAGCAAATATTACAAAAGTTAGGGTACTTAAATCAAGATACACCGGAGACACAGGCATGGCATGTAGTTTAAGATATGATATTGATACAGGTAGATTACATGAAGTAACAGATGAGGAGACATTCCATGCAGAAGATTTCTGAAATAGTATTTGATATAGAAACAGATGACTTAGATGCCACTAGAGTTTGGTGTATTGTTGCAAAAGAAGTTGATGGTACAGTTCATAAGTTTTCTCCAAACGAAATAGAAGAAGGACTTATTTTTTTAAGTCAAGCTGAAACTCTTATAGGTCATAACATAATTGGTTTTGATTTACCGGTTCTTCAAAGACTTCATAACTTTCAATACAAAGGCAAGATAATAGATACTCTTGTCATGTCAAGACTTTATAATCCAATTAGAGAAAACGGACACAGTCTGAAAACATGGGGTTATAAACTATCATGTCCTAAACAAGAACAACCTGAGTTTGAAAACTATTCTCCACAAATGCTTGACTACTGTGAGCAAGATGTAATCTTGAATGAAACTGTTTACAAATATTTACTTAACGAAGGTAGAGGTTTTAGTAAAGAATCTTTAGATTTAGAACATAGAGTTTCTGCAATAATGTTAGAACAAGAAAGGAATGGATTTTATTTTAACAGTAAACAAGCAATGCTTTTACTAGCAGAGCTTAGACAAAAGATGGCAGATGTAGAAGATGAAGTACAAAAAACATTTCAACCTAAATTAGTAGATGACAAACTTGTAACTCCGTATATAAAGAAAGATGGTCAGTTAAGTAAGAGAGGATTGTCAGATGATGAGTATGAAAATATTCTTATGTCTGGTAATCATAATCCTTTTATGAGAAGAAAGTTAGTTGACTTTAATCTTGGAAGTAGAAAACAAATAGGAGAATATCTTATTGATTTTGGTTGGAAACCTGAAAGGTTTACACCTACTGGTCAACCTATTGTTGATGAAGCTACTCTTAAAAAGATTGAGCATATCAAAGAAGCTAAACTTATAGCTGACTTCTTGTTATATCAAAAGAGAATAGCACAGGTATCATCATGGATAGATGAACTAAAAGAAGATAGAGTCCATGGTAGGGTTATACCTAATGGAACTATCACAGGTAGAATGACACATAGAGGTCCTAACATGGCTCAAGTTCCAAACTTAGGAAGCCCTTATGGTAAGGAGTGTCGTTCTTGTTGGACAGTTCCTGAAGGTTATAGATTAGTTGGTATTGATGCTAGTGGTCTTGAGTTAAGAATGTTAGCACACTACATGAATGATATTAATTATATTGAAGAAGTTGTAAACGGAGATATACATTCTACTAATCAAAAACTTGCAGGATTACAAACAAGAGACCAAGCAAAAACATTTATATATGCATTGGTCTATGGTGCAGGAGATGCTAAGATAGGTAGTATTATTAATGGTGATATTAAAAAAGGTAAAGCCTTGAAAGAAAGATTCTTTCGTAACTTACCGGCTCTTAAAAAATTAAGAGACAGAGTACAACAAGCATCTAATCGTGGATTTTTGAAAGGCATAGATGGTAGAAGAATACATGTAAGAAGTCAGCATTCAGCACTTAATACTTTATTGCAAGGTAGTGGTGCTATAGTAATGAAACAAGCTATGATAAATTTATATCAATTAATTAAACTAAATACTTTTGATGCTAAGTTTGTTGCTAACATACATGATGAGTGGCAGTTAGAAGTTAAAGAATCTCAAGCTGATTGTGTAGGTAGAAAAGGTGTAGAGTGTATAGAAAAAGTAACAGAGCAGTTTAACATGAGATGCGATTTAACTGGTCAATATAAAATCGGAGGTGATTGGAGTGAAACCCACTAAAGAAAATAGAAAGAAGTTTGATATTGATTTGCAATATGGAACTATAAGAGAAGAAAAAATAATTGATATGTTCTTAAACAAGAAGATAGAAGTTAAATCAGAAAGAGATACATGGATGAAAACAGGTAATATTTGTATTGAATATCAATCTTATGGTAAACCTTCTGGTATAATAGCAACTGAGGCAGACTTTTGGTTTCATAATCTTTGTATTAAAGATGATATTTTTTGTACTCTTATATTTGATGTACCTAAATTAAAACAACTTATGGAAAAATTAGATTTTAAAAAGTCTGTAAGTGGTGGAGACCATAATGCTAGTAGGTTATGGCTAGTCAGTATACAAAAATTATTTACATCTGATGTATATAAAACATTTAAAGAGCTAGAAAATGAATAAAACACTTGACAAAACTGAATTAGACAAGTATAATAAGTTTACATCCGAATCAGGACATTGGTATTCTCTTGAGGGAGAACCTATGTACACCATCATAGGTGCTAATGGGAAAGAGAGAAACACCACATTAAGAGATGCTAAAAGCATAGGACTTGTTCCTTCTGTTACTACTATTCTTGGCATGGTTGCTAAACCTGCATTAGAGAACTGGAAGATAACTCAAGCTATAAAATCTGCAGCCACTTTAGACATAGGAGATGAAGAGTCTATGGATTCTTTTGTGTATAGATGTAAGGCTGATGCTAAACAGATTGGTTCTAAAGCTGCAAAAGAAGGAACTAAAATACATGCTCAAATAGAAAAAGGTTTCTTAGGAGAAGAGAAGACTGTGCCTTATAAAATTATACAGTCATGGTTAGATGATAACTTCCCTAAAGAAGATTGGATTGCAGAGGATTCTTTTTGTGCTAATCAAGGTTATGGTGGCAAGATAGATTTATATTCTAAGTCAGGGATATTTGTGGACTTTAAAACTAAAGATAACCTTGAAGGTAAAGACCCTGCTAAGTTAGTGTATGATGAACATGGTATGCAACTTTCTGCTTATGCTCAAGGTTGTAATATAGATGACCCTACAAGAGTTTCTATCTTTGTAGATAGAGCAGATACAAGTTTAGTTCTTTGTCATATATGGGACACAGAATCACATGAGAAACATAAAGAAATGTTTAATAGTATATTAAGGTATTGGCAACTGGTAAAAAATTATGAGTGGCAAGAAGTCTAAACAGTTAAGAAGAAAAGCAGAACATTTATTGATAGCTTGGTTGAGAACTATGACACCAGATGGTGAAGATAAAACTAAAATAAATGTAAAGAACTTACATGAGTTTTTACCAGAACAAACACATATCTTTGCTAATAATAAATTTATGTTAAGTGCTTATAGTTTAAGATGGTTTTACAAACAAGTAAAAAGAAATCCTGACATACAAGTAAAGAATTTACTTTAATGGCTAGAAAACCTAGGAAACCTAGACCTAAAAAAGTTAATGTACCTAAAGGGTACGATAGCAAATGGGAATATGATATACATCAATCTGTTTTAAAAGGTTGGGAACATCATAATAAATATATAGATTATATTGTTGAACATAAATATGAACCAGACTTTATAAAAGTTATTAATGGTCAAACAATATTATTAGAAGCTAAAGGTAGGTTTTGGGATTATTCTGAATATAGTAAATATATTTGGATAAGAGAATCTTTAAAAGAACAAGTAGGAGAATTTGAGTTAGTATTTTTATTTCAAAAACCTTATGCTCCAATGCCACAGGCTAAAAAAAGAAAGGATGGAACTAAAAGAACTCATGCTGAATGGGCAGAAACAAATAATTTTTTATGGTATAGTGAAGAAACATTACCGGAAGAATGGAAATAATGAAAAAACAAATAAATTATAAATTTCAAGAAGATAAAATTTTAAATTTAGTAAAAGATTATATTGATAATACTTATACTCAACATTATTCTAATGGTAAATATCAAGCAACAGATATGATTATAGATGCCGGACATGGCGAAGGTTTTAGTATTGGGAATGTTATGAAGTATGCTATGAGATATGGCAAGAAAGATGACAAACGAACAGAGTTATTAAAAATTATACACTATGCAATAATTGCATTACATTTAGAGGAGCAACATGGTAGAAGATAAAGTAGGAAGTAAACCTTATTTAGGTATTGTTATAGATTATGATAGAGAAAAAAACTTTGATAGATTTAGTTTAGACACACTCAAAGATAGATATTTTTGGGATAATGAAACACATGCTCAAGAAGCTTTCGCCAGAGCTTCAGTATTCGGAGCAACATTTAAAGGAGAAACAGATTATGAATTGGCTCAAAGACTTTATGATTACAGTTCCCACAGGTGGTTCATGTTTAGCACTCCTATACTTAGTAACGGGGGAACAACTCGTGGGCTACCTATCTCTTGCTTTCTTAATTATGTACCTGACAGCAGGGATGGTTTATCTGCTCACTTCGATGAGAATATATGGTTGGCTAGTTCGGGTGGAGGTATTGGTGGATTCTGGGGAGATGTTAGGAGCAATGGCATACCTACTGCTCATGGCAGTCGTTCAACTGGTTCAATTCCATTCATGCATGTAGTTGATTCTCAGATGTTAGCCTTTAACCAAGGTACAACTAGGAGAGGTTCTTATGCTGCATATATGGACATATCTCATCCAGAGATAGAAGAGTTTATAAACATGCGTAAAGAATCAGGTGGAGATATAAACAGAAAGAATTTAAATTTACACAACGGAGTTAATCTTAATGATTCATTTTTAGAAGCTGTAAAAAATGATGAAGACTGGAGATTGATTGACCCTAAAACTAATGAAGCTGTAAAGGTTATTAACGCTAGAGATTTATGGTGGCAAATAATAAATGCCCGTGCTGAAACCGGTGAACCTTACATGATTAATATTGATACTTGTAATAAACATTTACCAAAAGGACAAAAAGATTTAGGTTTAAAAATTAAACAAAGTAATTTATGTTCAGAGATTACTTTACCTACTGATGAAGAAAGAACAGCAGTATGTTGTTTGTCTTCTGTAAACTTAGAAAACTTTGATAAGTGGTCTAAGAACGATGACTTTATAAAAGACTTAATAACTATGCTTGATAATGTATTACAACATTACATTGACAATGCTATAGATACAACTCAACTAGGAGAATATAGTGCAAATTTTAAACGCTTTAAAACATATGTTAGAGAAGGTAAAGAAGGATATACTAAATCTGCCTATTCGGCATATAGAGAGAGAAGTCTCGGCTTGGGTGCAATGGGGTTTCATGCATATCTACAATCTAGGGACATACCTTTTGAGGGTATTTTCGCAACTGGATTTAACCACACGGCTTTCACATATATTAAATCAAAAGCTAATGAAGCTACTAAAGAGTTGGCTGTCGAAAGGGGTGAAGCTCCTGACATACATGGTTCAGGTCGTAGAAATGCTAACCTATTGGCTATTGCTCCTAATGCTAGTAGTGGGATTATATGTAGTGGGACTTCTCCTAGTATTGAGCCTTATAGAGCTAATTGCTATACTCATAAAACTTTATCAGGGAGTTATCAAGTTAAGAACAAATACTTGGAAAAGCTTTTTAAATCAAAAGGATTGAAAGGTAAGAAGCTAGAAAATCTTTGGAAAGATATATCAGGTAACGATGGCTCAGTACAACACTTAGATATTCTTACTGATACTGAAAAAGAAATATTTAAAACAGCAAATGAAATAAATCAAATATGGATTGTAGAACATGCATATCAAAGACAACAGTTTATATGTCAAGCACAGTCCGTAAATTTATTTTTTACTTTACCAAAAGCAACTGAAAGCCAAGAT